AAATAAAATTATTAGAATTAGAATCAAAGTTTTTATCAAAAAATCCGGAATTAAATATAGAAAAAACTATCAAAGACCTTGATGACATAAAAAATGTAATATCTAACAAATTGAAATTATCTCTAAATTTAATTAAAACTAGATTAGAAGTAAACGAAATTAAACTGAATAATTGTGATCTTGTAAATAATCTTAAAAAAGGATATTGTCTTGTCATCAAAGATAGAAGTAACAAAATTGTTAGATCAGTTTCTGAAATCAAAGTAGAACAAAAATTAAAAATAAAATTGCATGATGGCGAAATTATAGTAATAGTACAAGGTATAAAGTCATAATATTTCATAATATTATAAATGTTATCAGATAAAATTCAAAATATCGAGACGGATCTTGCAAAATTAAATAATATCCAAGATACAGATATTAAAAAATTTAATGAAACATATAATAATATTAAAGATGAACTAACTATCTGTAAACAAGATCTAGTATCAATTGAAAAAAAAATAGAGACTTTACTTGACAATATGAGAATTAGTAATGACGAAAATATCCCAATTACAAATGATGTTTATGAAGAATATATGAAAGATATTAAAATATTTAAAGATAACAGTGAATATTTTGATATAAAAAATGTCGAAGATCAAATTAAAATTTTTGAAGATGTTATCAAAAAAATTATTTTATGTGAAAATTATTTAAAAGCCAAAAAAAAAAGTATTATTTATATCGATAAATAAAAATGTAATTTTTAATTAATAAGATTAAAATGAGAACTTCATAAAATATCTTTTTTTAAGAACTTAGTAACCATAGATTGTATTGCTACTTTTAGATTATTCTACTATTTTTATTAATAATGATGTTATTATTTTAACATCATTATCGAAAAAATAAAAAGAACTTGTAATATTATATTTAAATATTGGAATTACCGAATATAATATAAATAAAGTATATAATAAATTAGAATTTATAATAATTCAAAAATACCTCTTGAATCATTTTTTAAAGAAACAAAAATTTTCGAAAAATTAAAATTAATCAAAATTAATATAATAAAGGTTTATGATTGCTACAAATATCCAGTACCCTATATGAAAAATTTGGAATATTTGATCATACCAATTGATCATATAGGCGAAATAAATTGTGAATTAAAAAAATAAAACAAGTTAATATTATTAATAATAATTTGAAAAAGGTTAAATTATATTATAACTATTTACAAAATCTAAATAAAATAGATTCACTATCATTAGTCGACGAAATATTCGTATTATTATCATCAAGTTATTTTGTAAATTTTTAAAAATTGTATTGTAAAAATTGTCTAGATATGACAAACAAAGACATAAAAAATTCAATAAACTTTCATTAAATTTGAGATATAATTGAATATATTACTAGTCCAAAAGTCATCAAACTTTTTGTTATTTGTAGTCGCGACAATATCCTAAATTTAAAAAATTTTTTTTATAATAATATTTAAAGATCATACTTACGAAATATTTTTAGATGCTAACTTTTAAAAACACATTTGTGCTTTAATAGATATGGTCTTAAAAATGATTCCACACAAAAAAATATAATAAAGGATTTTAAATATGTCTACACATAAAATTTGGAAACATAATGATAATGTCTTTATTTTAAAAAAAATTTGATGATTTTTATGAATAGTAATAACAAATAATGCTCTAAAAGAATTTAACCGAAATAAAAACTTTAATGGTACACGAAACAAAAATCACATTATAGGTTTTGAAGTGTTTACCAAATATAGATGTTTTGAACCTAATAATAAATATAATTTTGGTAGATCAGAATATTCAATTAATATTAAAAAATTAAAAGTATTAGATCTATTCTATAATTCTTATACTCTAGATACAGACATAAAGAATGCAAATATCGATCATATTATATTAACAGAATATAATAAAATAACAGATCAGGAACTTAATTCTAACCTTAAAAAATTAAATTTATTACATAATTGGGAAATAAAAGACCATAATTTAAAAGGATCAGATTTGAGATACCTAAATTTATACAAAGATATTACTATTACTGATAATGGACTAAGATTTTGTAAGAATTTAACGGTTTTTAATTTTTGTAATTGTAAATGGATAACAAATGAGGTTTAATTTATTTAAAAAATTTGATATGTTTAAGTTTAAGAATGAGTCACGGAGATGATAATAATGAAATTTCTGATTTTGCATTAGCAAGATTAACCAACTTAAGGTATTTGGATTTAGAAAATAATAATAAAATAACCAATTAGAGAGTTAAACCATTAATTAATCTCATATTTAAATATAAATTATACCTGTAAAATTACATAGATGGATTACTTGATTTAAGAAAATTACTAAAAAATATTTGCGTATCTTATTGAGAAATAATAAAAATATGAAAATAATTAATAATCCACATGATTATGTAAAATTATCGGCATCATTTTATACAGAAAAAATATTTTGTAATTGATGATAATAAATTAGTTCATCATATTAATAGAGAATGTTGATAATTTCAAATATTTTATTTACAAAAATTTTAAAAATTTTAATAATTTAAATATATATAAATATATTCAAATTATATTATTATGCCTGAAATTTGCGAAGTTGTTTTAACGGCTCAATATCTTTTATCGAAATTAAAAGGACGACATATTACAAACATCGAAATTCTATCAGGTAAATACAAACATAAAAAACTTGAAGGAATTGATTTAATTGAAATGTATTCGCCTTTAGAAGTCATAAACATTGATACCAAAGGAAAATTTATGTGGTTCGAATTAAAAAATAAAGATACGTTTGTCTATATCTTAAATTCTTTCGGATTGACTGGTGAATGGTCTTTTTTCAAATCTCAATCAGATCGCATTGTTTTTACTATTTCAAATAATGACAAAGATAATAATACATATAAATTATATTATTCTGATCAAAGAAATATGGGGAATATAAAAATTACAACTGATAAAAACATTCTTGATGAAAAATTAAATAAATTAGCACCTGATTTACTTAAAAGCACCTATACCAATCAAGATTTTGTTGAATGGACCAAAAAATTTATTATGGCTTCACCCAGAAGAAAAAATATGCTAATTGTTAAAGTTTTATTAAATCAAAATATTGATGATGGGATTGGTTCGGGAATTGGGAATTATCTTGTTGCTGAAATTTTATATAGGGCCAGAATATCTCCATGTAGATCTATAGGATCGTTATCAGATGAGGAATTATTAACATTAGCTCAAACTATTAAAAAGGTTTTAAAAATGTGTTATATGTCAAATAAAACTGGATATATGAAAAAATTATCGGATTTTGTTGATATACATAAAGTTAAAGTAAAAGAGGGGAAATTTCCGAATTATTTACCAGAAATTCCTGATGATGAAGAATTCTCTTTTATGGTCTATAGAAAAAAAAAAGACATATTTGAGAATCCAGTTTGTAACTCCAAACTAGTAAATGGTCGTAGTACTTATTGGGTACCAAATATTCAAAAATAATATATTCCAATATAAATTTAATTTATATTTATAAAAACTAAATGTCATGACTAATAATAATTCTCATTATATTAGAACAAAATAATTTCGATTATTTTTGTTAGAGTGAGAAGTCACCAACTATACGCAACATAGCATACAAATTTGAATATTCGGATAAATTTTTAATTTTGAAAGATCCTTATAATTCTGAATATTATCTAAGATTTGAAGAATAAAATAGATTTGCAAACATCATGTCCCAAAATATTTGGTTCTGACTTAAAAAAAGAATGATTATAATAAACTTTGCACAATTTATCATAAAGAATCATATTAAATTACAAAAATATTATCCGAATACATAATTATGAAAAAAAAAATTTAATTTTATCCATTATAAACATCGTGATTTCAATTTATTAGAATTAATAAATAATTTAGATTTGAATCATGATCAAAAATATTTTTATTGTTTAGATACAATAAAAATATTTATAGATATATAAAGATTTTTATTATATAAATATGTCAAAACATGCAGTTTTTACTATTAAACCTAAAAAAAAAACTAATTATATTAAAATTAAATATGTTGGAACCATTGAAAACGAAAAAATTGCTGATGATTTAGTTAAATGTATGTTTGATAATAAAGATAATGAATTTATTTTTCCAATAATGGATAATATTGTTGCGCAATTTTATCATTGTAATATATCAGATATTTTTTTATTGCAAACAAAAACTCTGCCAGTAATGTATGCATCAGTTCTCTATCAAAATAAATTTCTGACAAGTTTATTATTTAATATTTTTATTAGTTTTACAATCAAAACTAACGTCAAATCAGATAAGGAATTAATTAATAGTACCTTGGAAGGTGAATATGAATTTTCCATTAAATTAGATGATGATGATAAAGATATATCTGTCAATATAGATTTACCTCAAATACCAAGATATCCTGGTACATATGAGATGATTGAATTATTTAAAAAAATACTACTTGAAGAAAAAACTAAAAATTTAATTAATATTATTAATGAAAAAAGAAGACAGAAGAGAATCGAAAAATTTGGATCTTTTACCAACTTTGAAAAACCTGTACCCAAATATAATTTTACCAAATTAGTTGAAGAATATAGAAAAACTGGCAAAATTATTAAGAATAATTGTGTTTAATAAATTATTAAATAATATAAATATATTAATAATAATGTTTTATTTAACAGTTAGTAAACTAATACCATATAATGCATGTCGAATATTTCTAATAGGCACAATTTGTTATATTCTACTACATGCCTATTTATATTCAAAAAATGTTAGTGAAACCTTCGTAAAATATAGACACTGGTTATATTACATTTTTATTTTTGATTTAGTAATTACTGGTTCTTTTTTACTATTATTTGGAAAAAGTAAAGATGCAGATAATATTTCGGCTAATAGCACCAATAATAATGACGAAAATAACGACACCAAACCAAATATTAATGAAATCAAAGAGAAACTATTAAAATTACAATCATTAAGAAAACAAAATCAAGATAAAAAATCAACATTTGCTAAAAAAGTCAAAAATTCTACCAGAAAAGAAGATAACGAAGAAAACAACGATGATACCACCAAGAAAAGTTCAATTAAACCTTTAAAAAAACCAGTAACCAATAACAAACCCGTCGTATCGACACCTTCTCCAATTAACAGAAAAAATGTTAGTCAAATGAATAGACAAATTATGAATAACATTAATTTGAAAAATCAAAATCAAATTAAACCAACTAAAATTAATCAAAATACCCAAAAAGCACAAATTAATAGAGTAAATCAAAATAATCCTGCACCAAAATTACCAAATCAAAATTCGGAAAAGAAATCAGAAGATGAAAATAATCAAAGAAAACAACCAGATAATATTTCCAATAATTTAACTAACCAACCTAATACTAAATTAACAAAAAACCAAAATGAGTTCATAGTCAATAACGAAAACAATAATATCAATAATCAAAATCATGAATTAATAAATAATAATTATGATGATCATGACGAACCCCAAGAAAATATTGATGATACTGAAATTCCTCCTTATAAATTTCAATAAAAATTGAAAATATAATACTTTTAATAATTTTTTGGAAAATTAATTTTTAATGGGAAATTATATCAATAAGAATTCCAATCTTACAACTAATATATTTGATTTACTAATTAAATATATTCCCATCAACGTAATTGTCGATATTATTGCTCATTATTGGATAGATTATAAAACCGAAATTGCAATTTATTCATTAAATAAAAAAAATATTAAATTAGCCAAACCATTAATAATAACAAATGATTCCATATTTTTTAATGTTCGAGGAACAAACTTATTATGTAATACAAGTGATCATATTATTGACTTTAATATTTTAATTAATAAAAATAAATACAATTTTACTCATGAAGATTGGTTTAATTTTGATTATCTTGACGAAAAATATTTTAATAAATTAGACATATTAACAAATAATATAAAAATTTCATGTTCTGATTTTATAGTTTTTGAAAATAATAGGTTATATTTTCTTGATTCAAAAACTATAACAATTACTGATATAAATCTAAATATCAAAAAATCTATCCGTTATAATATTAGCGATTTTTATAGACCATTCCATATTGCAATTAATAAAGAACACATATACATGTCAAGATATGATAATTCTATTTCATGGATGATTCAAGTATTTAATATTAATACTGAAAAAAGTTACATTTATTTTGATTCATATTCAATACCTTCATATGAAAAACAAGATTTTATGTCTCTATATTATTATAAAGATAATTTATACATTTTATTGAGTAATGCAAAAATTTTATATAAAAATAAAAAAAAATTTAAATTCATAAATCTAGAATATAAATCACCAACTATTCTAAAAAAATTAGTTATTTATGAGGATAATTTTTATGTATCAAATAAAAATGAAATAACCATATTTGATTTTAAAGGTAAAAGAAAAAATAAGATTGTTTTTAATCAAGATATCTTAGATATTGTTGTAAAAAATGATCTACTCTATGTGGCTATGAATAAATTAATTAAAATCTATTATATTTCTAATAAAAATATTTTAATCAGAAAAAATCTAATCATATAATATTAAAAGATTCACAAAATATAAAATAGTATATCATATTTTCTCAAATAATATAATATAATATTTTATTCTAAAAAATTTATTTTATAACAATAATAAAAATTATATTTATTTATCTTTAAAACCATATTTAAAATCATGAGAATAATTATGTTCGTCTGTAGTAAAAACAAAAAAATTAGTCATTAATTCTTTTAAATCCAGAAAGTTCAACAGGAAAAATATTCATTTAAAAAAGTTAATGACGACAACTTTATTAAATTATTATTTTGTACAGATTTATGTAAACTAATAAATTCTTATCGGATGATTATATAACTTTCGAAACGTCATATTATGATAGAATATGTAATAATTCAACATATTTAGGAATATTTAATATTAAAAAAAATGATAAGATATTTTTTCCTAATTTACAAATACAATATTGTATTCGTACATCTTCTTTTGTTTCATGTATATTCAATAAAACATACTATCATATTTTTTAATGTACAATATTATCTTACAATCTAAATCATTACGATTATAATGAGAAAGATTATAGATTTTTTTTGACTATTTTAGTTGATATTATCGGAAATTATATTAAAAAATTTCATAATTAAATTTAAACATTTTTACTAAATAAAATCATATATATTTATTAAATCAAAAATTTAAATACATATTCTGATTAATATAAATTAAAAATCATGCTTGTTTGTAATGGGAAAATCAAAAACCCATCAGCGATGCTTTTAGAGACAAAAAGTACAAAAAAGAAGTACATTCGACCAAAAAAAATTTATGATAGTACTTTTTTAAAATCGTTATTTTGTGAAGATTCATCTAAATTAATTAATTCTTATCTAGAGCAAGACATTACTTTTAAAACTGCATTTTATGAAGTAGTATGTAGTGAAATAACATGTTTTGAATAACTGAATAAAAAAAAAATATTTTTTGTCTTATCTATACATACAATATAATTCTTCGAATCTTATTTTGTTTCATATTTAATGGTAAAGAATATGATCATATATATTGAGTTGTAATATTGAATGATCATATTCAAGTGTTTCGCATAATTGGATAATACCTATATATGATGATGTCTCTAGTTATTAATTATCTATGACTAATAAAGAATTAAAAAAAAATTTTTAATTATTTTTACTGATATTATCAAATATTGCATTAAGAATTCATAAATAGAAATTTTATAAAATCTAAATTTAATATTTTTATTATTACTAATCCTATTAGTCATCGAACTTTTGGTATTCGTAGGTGTAATATTCTAAATGACAAATATTTTCTTAAATATTATTTACAGATCATACTAATAAAATATTTTCAGACGCTAAGTCTAAAAATACATTTACTTTTTATAATTATGATCTTAAATATAATTTCATACAAAAAACCATAATAAAAGATTTTAGATATGTCTACACACAAAAATAAAAAATAATGAGAATGCTCTATTTTTAAAAAGTTTGATGACTTTTTATGAATAATAATATTTTTAGCTAATAATTCATATTCAACTATTTGATTTGTTTATAAAATTTTTATT